GATCTACTATTAGAAGTGAACCTTTTTTGACGGCTTACAGGCTGTGTACTTGTACATATAGTCGTGTACTAAACCACCTAGTAATAAAACACCAACAGGTGAAAAAAAAGTTCTTAAAAATTTTGGTATGCTAGCACCATCAAATTGAAAGCCAGCAGGTATAACATATTCGGTACCATTTAGATTGTATTTCCAATCTTCTACTATTACCCAATTTCTTGTTGACAATAACCACATAACTATACCTTTCCAAAAACCTTTACCTTTTGTTTTAATTGGTACAGGTTCTAATTTAGGCATATCTTTGTAGTGAAATTTAATATTACTTTTTCTTTTGTCTAATAAGTTTATAGCAAAACCTATAATAACAAATAATATTAATAACGACCATTGCCAAAATTTCATTGCTAAAGTTATTATTAGTTCCATATTAATCCTTCTTTTTGTTTGTATCTATATATGATTGATAAATTCTATGAGCAGCTCCTAAATCTTTTTTCTTTTTAGGGTCTTTTGCTCTCTCACTAGCCACTTTAGCTCGTTGTGACATTGCTATAGCAGCTTGAATTTTATGAGCGTGAGTTTTACCAGAGTTCTTTATTTTGTTTACAGATTGTCTAGCCTTTTCAGCGTCTGTAAAACCAAGGCCGTGTATTGTGCCTTTAGGGTTTTCATCTGTATATAAATCACTATGTTTGTTTGAACCAGCTTTTTGTCCTGGTTTTCTTGGTATTCTTTTAGTGTCTTCAAATTGTTCTTCGTGTGGAGTATTGTTTAATACATCATCTATAAACTTATCCAACTCTTTATCTTCTTTAACTTTTTCTTTAGACTTTTTATTTTTGTCTTGTATTTTTTTAGAAGCTGTTAAGAAAGGTCTCATTGTACCAGCTGCTTGTGAAGAATAATTAGCGTGTAAACCAACACCTCTGCTATCTTTACCACCTTGACCTTTTGGTGGTTTATCACCTAAACTGGCCATAGGTTGTATGTTATCAATATATCCTAATCTAAAACCACCCATATAATTTAAATATTCTTTAAATGTTTTAAGCATTGTATTTGTCTTTAAAAGTTTTGTATTCTTTGTCTTCTTCTACTTTGATTTCAGTTTTACCATAAACTTTTTCATCTAATTTAGTATCAACTTTATCAAGGCCATCTAATATTTGTTTAAAGATTACATTGTTATTATCTTCATTGGTTTTTATCATATCACCAATTTTCTTTTTAATTTTTTCTTGTTCGTCACCTTGTTCTTTTTTTCTTTTCATCATTTTAGGTGAGTGAGATACGGCAGCGTTAGGAGCTAAATCAACTCCACCGCCTGCTACTGAATTTACTGGTGCGTCTTCATCAATTTTGTTGATGATCTCATCTATCATATCTTTATAATGTTTGGGCATATTCTGTCTCCGATACTAGTTCGTCACCTCTTTCATAAACGTCAATACCAAAACAAGTCATAAATGGCTCTTGTTCTATATTTAATTCAGGTATATCGCCTTCTTCTTTTAATAGTTCATCATATAAATTATTTTCTTTTAAATATGATATGACACCTGACTCTATTGCGTCTTTATGATTAATATAACTTTTGTCTTCTTTTATTAATAAACCAAGAGCTACAGCAAATGATCCAAGTCTGCTACCTAGACCTACTTTTTGTAGTATTCTTTTTAAGTTAAAAACAAATCGGTGTAACAAAGTATAAGCCTTTTTTTCTTCAGGCTTTTGTAAAGTTTTAAATTTTTTTAATACTTTACCTTTATCATCTATGATACCATATTTGTATGCCTCTTGTCTATTAAAAGGCGTTACAAGTAGTTTAACTACTCTATATGTTATTAATAAATCTACTGCTCTATTAGCCATTAAGTTCCTCTTTCAACATTCTATCAATTTGTTTATCTGATTTGACACTTTCTAATTCGTGTGGATACAGATAATTTAAATATTCTAGTACAGACTTTAGATACGGCCAATAAGATTTTTCTACCTTAAATAATAATAAGGTACAAGCCGCTTCTACACCAAAAACATTTGATAAAACTATTATGTGATTTATAACTAATCTTATCTTTATACTTTTGGTTGTCTCATACTTACGAAATAACCTTTTAAGATACTTGAACCGTTTAATGTCATCATAAAACTCCTGTTCTTTTTGTAAAGTAGGGTTATCATAATGATGTTGTGCAAACAACAGCCAATTATCTTTGGTTATTTCTTTGAACATTTACTACACTAATTTAGCGTAGACCTTTGATGTTCCTGTTTGTAAAAGCTCGTGACTAACTTCAATTTTTAGTCCACCTTCTTTTTTATGAGATATACCATCATCATTTAAATCAGAACCATCGGTATCTTTACCAAATCTTCCACCAAATTGTTTCACTTCAATTGTTTTTGAACCTTTGTCACCTTCAATTTTACAATCAAAAGATAAGCCAACTCTGCTTAATTTTTCTTTTAATTCATCAACTGCTTTTTGTGGGCTTAAGTATTCTCTCATACCTATTGAACCAACAAAAGAGTTAACTTGTTTTAAAACTTCAGGATCGTGGATATTATGAGCACCCATAGAGCCGTCTTCAGCAGAATTTTGTACTGCTACACCAACCCCTTGAGCGTCACCCATATAGCCGTGAGCTTCTTTTACGTGTTGTTTAAAAGTTTTCATTTTTCCTTTTCCTATTTGTATTTGTCTGATACCTTTTTAGAACCATCGGCTCTTGGTATCAAACCTTTTGCTTTAAGGTGTGCCTTATCTGTAAACCCAGCCTTACCTGCTTTATAACGTTTCATAGCGTCAGCAGTATTTGGCGGAGTTTCACCTAATACATCTTCCTCAAAGTCTTTTAAATTTTCATCTTTTAAGTAAGATTTAAATTTTTTCATTAACTTGTCGCTAAATTAAGCGCCTTTTCTTTTTCAGCTGGCATAGGTTTTTTCTCATCTTTGCCACCTCTTATTTTTTCTAATAGTCTATCAGTTTGTTGAATAGCACCATAAAGAGCATTTAAATTACTTTTCATAGTACCCAAATCTTTTTCAACTTGCTTTATTCTATCGTTCATAGTATTAAAATCTGTTTCTAATACTTTTCTTTCTTCAATTAATGTTTTTTCATCAATGTTTGCCATAAAATATCCAATCTATTACGCTATTGCGCCACCATTATTTGCTAACACATACCATTTTGAGCTTTTGTAAATACAAGTTACACTTTCGCCTGGAGCGTTAAGTGTTATTGTAGTGCCTTGAGCAAAGTTAGTAGGTGTAATTGTAACATTATTTGTACCAGATGTTGATACATTTAATATTGTTTTAACTTGTCCATCTGTCGAGCTAGCAGCCAATGTACAAGGAGCAGCCGCTGATGTAGCGTCAACTTCCGTAATTGCTGTAGTTAAGTTAATTGCTGATGATGTTGAACCATCACCTGTAATTGATTGAGATGTTTGTTTAAGTGCTAACCAAGATGGTATATTATTAAATACATCTTCAGCTGCTATTTTTTTGTTTATCGGTGTGCCTGTTGGATCGTCCACTACGTGGAACAAATCGCCGGCTGCCAAAGCGTCACCAAGATTGGTCAACGCCGTTACTTTTTTATCTGCCATTTTTTTCTCCTGTTAACCCTTTCGGGAATGCTACTCTAGGTATTTTCCTAGATCAAGTTATTCATATAGTATATAGGCGACCAAAAAGGCCGCCTATATTTAATAGTTATTACGTGTTACTTGTCATACAAACAAGTGTTTCACCAGTAATTCTACCTGATCTACCACCAGAACCAGTTGTTTTTAAAACCCAACCTTGGTGACAGCCAGAGAATTTTTCTCCAGCAGCTATGTTAAATAAACCAACTGTAACACCTGATATAAGGTTGTTAGCAGAAGCGTTATTAAATAACTTACCTGAAGCAGCAGCTCCCATATTTGAAGCTACTGGTGCTTTTTTTACTCTTGCTAACGCCCATAACGGTGCGCTACCAAAAGCGTCTGTTTTTGCCCAACTTGACATATTATTCTCTCCCTTTAGTTAATTGTTAAGGTACTCAATTTGTTGATATATTGGGAATATTTATAATGGAGAGTATTAGAAACCTAGTTTTTTAAGTTCTCTAATGGTATTTGATGTAGAAGTGTGATATATTCCTATACCACCTCGTCTTTTAAATTCACTAACATTTTTGTTGTAATCATCAATAAGTATTGAGTTTTTGTTAGCAAAATTTTGTTTCTGTGATCTTCTTACTAGATTTATTCTGTCTGTTGATACACTAACATTTGTTTTCAACCACTTTGTTTTACCTGGTATACAGTTAGGATCAAAGCTTTCTTCTACGTATGCTGATAATATGTGTGGTCTATGACTTGATATGAAGTTCCAAAGTTGTCTTCCACCTGTCATCCAAGGCATAGTAGACCAGAAATATCTGTCTTCTTTGATTGGCCCCCATTTATCAGTCTTTGATAAAGTTGACCATTTGGCTATTGATACACCTGTTGTTTTCTCAGCGTGTTTTTTAAAGTCGCAAAGAACACCATCCATATCACAATAAATTCTAGGTAATTGTTTCATAGTGTTTTCTTGCCTTTACTATATCATATCCTGCCAAAATGGCAAGAGAACAAATAGAGAACAAAGACTAGTTTTTGTATTCTATTTCAGGTTTTGTGTCAACTGGAGTTTTTTTAGAACCAACAAGCGTTGTTGCTTTTTTCTCTTTGTCTTTTTCAGTATCGGCCATAGTAGCAACATCATCTTTTTTTTTCTTCATCATCTCTTTGATTGACTTACCAATTTTTGGTTCTGGATCAACTGGCTTCTTTTCACCTTTTTTTACCATATCTAATCTGCCTTGGTTGATTTTGTCACCCTTAGCGTCAGCTTCTGATTTCAAAGCCTTATCTAATTTTTTAACTTGTTGACCGTGAGCGGCTACAGCACCTTTTAAACCTTTAACAACATCTTTAACTGCTTTAGTGTCTTTATCATCTAGGCCTTCATTCTTCATTGCCTTGTCTAACATCTTAGCTTGAGCAGCGTGTTTAGCACTAGCGCCTTTTAACATATCTTTTACTTTTTTCACAACGCTTTTGTCATCTTGGTTTAGTTCTTCTTTTTGCTCTTTGTCTTTAATTGCTTTTTGTAAAGCAGGTGGTAGTTTCTTTTGAGCAGCTGTTATTTCGTTTTTCGCTTTATACATTTTATCTATTTTGTTAAAGAAATCTTTTTTTTCTTTAGGTGACATAGAACCGATACCTTTACCAGCTTTGTCTAGTTCTTTTTTGAACATCTTTTGGTATTCTTGTTCAGTAGCAAAGCCAGATACTTGACCAGCTGAAGCTTCTAAACTACCAGGTTTTGATTTTAAATATTTCATTACTTACTTCCTCTTACTTGTTTAGCTAAATCTTTATCAGCACCACCCCAAGTTCCTGATGATTTAGTTACAAAACTATTTACTCTTGCGAAAGCCCATTGGTGCTGACTAGCACCAGGTCTATGGCCACCTTTCCAAGCTGCCATACCTCTATCATAAACTTTCTTTAATATTGAATAAGGCATACCAGACTTCTCAGCTTTCTTTTTAAGACCAGCAATCGCCTCTACTCTTAATCGCATTTCTTCGTTTTTCATATTTTCTCCTATGCCTAATTTTTTCTTTACTATATTAGTCGCTGTAGCATATCTTACAGCGTCACCTTTCTCTTTACCATAACGGTCTTTGAAATCTTTTTTAGGTAACTCATCAGCCATCTTGTGTACTTTTTTAATTTGTGGCTTTGTTAAGTCAGCTTCTTGTACATCTTCTTTTTTCATCTCTTTATCTTTTAACAATTTGTTTGCTAAACCGATAGTCAATGGTACTTCGCCTGTGTCTGGATTAGGTTCAGGTTTTACTGCCTTATTTTTTTCGTTCTCTAATTTTTGTTTTAACATAGCAATCTGGTCTTTTAGAGTTGCTATTACTGAATCTTTATTTTCTGTTTCTTTTTTTTCTTTTTCTGGTTGTTCAACTTCTTCAAACTTACCTGTCTTCTTATAAACTTTATTTCTAGCAAGTGTGGTAACAAATGGTATTTTTGCTTTAGTTAATTGTTTTAATGAAGACAAATCAAGTCTATCTAAATGTTTAGAAAGAGCTTTAGCTTGTTCTGGTGAAATTGTTTTTGGCATTGTAGAATATGATTTTTGTAGTCTCTTAATCATATCAGAGGTAAACTCATCTAAACTTTCCTCTATTTCTTCGCCTTCACCTAAAATATCTTTTACCGTTTTTATTGGTAACTTCATTAACTTAGCTATCTCTTTAGCAGATTTACCGTCTTGTTGCATTGTGTAGATGTCTTTCATTCTGCCTTCGTCTAATTCAACTTCTTCATTTTGTTTTTTTAATTCTCTAGCTATTGTAGATACTTTAGATAAATTTCTAGCAATTTTTTCTATATCTCTTACAGCAACACTATATTGACCTGAGCTTTTTGTAGCGATAGCCATTGCTTTAGCAACTTTATCAGGACCAAATTGTATAGGGTCATATGTTCTTTCTTGTAATTCTTCTTCAATAGGATTCATAATGTAATCTCTAGCAGAGTTTAGGTTGTCAGCAGATTTAGCCAACTTATTAGTCCACCAAGTATCTAATTTGTCTTCAGCTGACATTGAATCTAATTTTGTTCTAATTTGTGTTGCGTCTTCTATAATAGTCTGACACATTCTTTTTGAAGATGATACATCTTCGTGGCCATCTTCGTAAACTTTTCTTAAAGCCTCAGCCATTGTTTCTCTGTATCTACTCATTATAGTGTACTCCAAACTTCGTCCCAATTTAGGACTTTTCTTTTTACATCTTGTTTTAACATTTGTTCTAATCTTTGTCTTAATTGTATGGCGTCATTGCCAATCACTCTACCATAAGTATCGTGTATAGTTTCTAAAGCTTTGTAAGAATCTGCTAATTTTTTATCTCTTAAAATAACATCAGCAATATATCTTCTCACTTCAAAGTGATTGTTATTAGCCTGTTTAGCTCTTAAATATTGTAAGTTTGTTGGACTAGCTTTTGCCTCGGCTAAACCATAGTCGCCTTTTTTAAATTGTGTAAATGATTTACTCATTAGTTGTTTACCTTTGCTCCAGCTCGCCATTGATAACAAGACCAATATCTTGCTTTTGTTTTTGGTCCTGGGTTATCACAATTATGTCTAGCTCTAAAGCTTTTTCGTCTAGCCGGATCGTCTCTTTTGATTGATAGACCTGTTGTATCACCAAAAGATACTTTTTTTACTTTATCACCGTCTTTTACATAGACGTAAAACTTTTTAGAACCACCTCTAATTGGGTCGTTTAATTTTACTTTTTTGCCTTGGTATTCTGCTTCTTGTATACCCTCAGCCTCGTGTTCAAAGATAACCTTATCACACGTCTCATCTATATTATCATATGCCTTAAATGACTTAACCATTATAGTTTTTCCAACATTCTTTGGACAACTTCATCCAGTTTATTTCGCCATTCTTCGGCGTATCTTTTCTTATATTTATCTATTGTTTCATCTGAAAAAGCCCATTTTTCAACATCTTCTTTCTTAACATTATCATCTGGTTTTCCTCTGTCTTTAGCGTCAATAGGCTTAGCTTCTGGCTTTTCGCCAGGAGTTACTTCTTTTGTATGATTAGCGTAATCAGCACCTATTTCATATGATTCTACAACATAACCCTCTACTTTTTTAGCGTCTTCTATTGACATTGATTCTGGCACACAGTTAGGCACTTGTTTACCACCTTTTTTCTTAAAACCAACTTGTTTGTAACCTTTCCAACAAGCTTCGTTCATTGAATTTTCACCATACATTTGTTTGAATTTTTTAGTATGAATTGATGGTTTTGTTTTAGCACCCTTATCTCCAGGAGCTGCCTTGTAAGGCCCTTTAGTTGTATCTTGTGATTTAAAATGATCTGCTCTTTTATCTTTTACATCTTTAGATAACTGTTTGTAATACTTTTTAGGTTGTGTACCTTTTTTCTTTTTAACGTCTTTGTCTTGTGGTTGAGCGTCTAAATCTTCTTCAACCTGTGATACGGCTTTGAAGCCATAATCAACATCTAAATTGTGTTCTCTCACTTCTACCTCTCTATCTGCTGATACAGGTAAACAATCCCATATCCAAGCTTTGTGTAAATTGTTATTATTATCTTCTAGTACAACATAGTTTGTACTTCTTCTAACGACTTTGCCTTGTATGTCTTCTTTTACATAATCAACTTTGTCGCCTATATTAAATATCATTTCTCTAATATACAAATCTCTAATTTGTTGTTGTTCGTATTCATTTAAGTTAGCAATCGGTTTATAACTTACACCGTGTACTTGACCTAAAGCTCCATAAGAAGCCGCTAAGTTCATACCTTTTCTAACTTTCTTCATTAAATTATCTGCTTGACTTTTATATGAAGCAGGTAATCCTAATTTAAATGATGTAACATCTCCCTTTTCAGCAGCTGCTCTCATTTTACTAGCGCTCATACCTGTAGCGCCTTCAGCATCCGGGTCTCTTTCACCTGCTGATACTACATCTATCTTATCAAAGTTATAGTAACCGTGTCTATTTCTTTTATCATTATATCTCTTTAAGATACCTTCAAATTCTCTTACCCTATCACTACCAGCAACCATAATTAATCTTGTAAAACCTTTATTATATAAGTCTGTTGCTAAATCTAAAACCATATTAGTAGGATTGACCACTATATTTCTAGCGTGTCTAGGAAACATCTTTTTCATAACATCTAGTTTATCTCTAGGTGTTAATGGGTTTTTATTTTTGTCTTGTGATCTACTTAAATATATAAAATATTTGTCAGTTGGTTGTTGAGCCACTTTGTTAATTAGTTTTTCGTGGCCAATAGTCGGTGGATTAAATCTACCAAAAGTAAATGCTACGGAGTTACCCTCTCGTTGTTCAGTTGTAAAGTTTTCAGGTAAACCAGCGTCAGCAACGGCTAAACCAAATTCTCTATATTGTAAACCAGAGTGTTGAGCAGCTTTATTTTTAGCGTCTTTTACACCTTGTCTTAAATATTTTAAATATAATTGTAAAGCCATTTTAATTCTAGGAGCCTTTACCGTCTTTCTAATTAAGGTATCCCAAACACTAAAAATGCCACCTCTTAATTCCTCATTTATATGTAAGTCGTCTATTTCTTTGTCAGTTACTACACCATCCTCTAATATCTTTTTACAATACTTGTAGAATTTTAAGTAATGATATTTTTCTAACATCTTATAAATGACAGCTTTTGGTAATCTATTTTTAATACCGTATTGTCTAATCTCATCTGGTGACATATCACTATCAAAAGCAGCTCTTCTTTCAGCGTCAACAGTATCTCCTATTTTTACAATGTCTTTAATACTGTCTTCTATTTCCTCTAACTTATCTTTAATTTTATCTTGTAAATTTAAAACATCATTTGTTGATAAGTCTTTTAATTCGTTGTAATCTATAATGTCTCTTTTTAGTTCACCTTTTACAACATCTAATTCTTGTACTTTTCTATTGAAATCGTTTACATACAAATCTGGATCAAAAGTAAATTCTTCCGGTCTTTTTATAAACTGATTGTTTTCTATATCAAATACAGCGTCAGCTTTACTTTCTTGTTCATCATAAGTTTGTTTATCTGTTATGAAATAAAAGTTAATTGGATGCTCTGTGCCTGGTATTAATTTACCTTGTATTTTTACAGGTGAATCAGCAGACAAATATTTTTTAGATAGTCTTAATCTTTCTTCTTCTTGTTTTTCAGGTGGCACACTAAACAATACATTAATGTCCAAGTCAGCGTCATTTCTATATCTCTTTGTTAATATAGAACCAATCAAGCCTGTTTTTAGTATTGAATATCCTTCGTTGTCTTCTATCTTTTGTAGTATGCCATCTATTATAGATTTTACACTATCTTTTATTTTTGGATTATCTGTATCGGCCTCATCAAATACACCTTTAGCATAACCTTTTCTAGGTATATCAATGACTGCTTCTTTTAAGTAATCTTTAAATCTCATTGTCCGTTTCCACCATTACCGTTGCCGTTACCATTGCCTGATAAATTACTAGTATCTGCGTTACCATTTTCTGTCTCACCATTTTCAGTTTCACCTGAAGTATTTTGATTTTTAGAAACACCAAATCCATAAGCACCATAGTATCTACCTTGGCCTTTAGGCACACATACTTTTAGTTTCTCATCAAACCTAAAACCAGGTGGGCATTTTCTTTGAGCAGTTAAGTTCATAAATTGTTTAAAATTTATCATATTCTTTTTTTTAATTCTAGTTCTTTTTTAATCCAGGACATTGCGATACCATTTTGTGGTTTAGTTGTTAATTTACTTCTAATAAATTTAGCAGCTTGATTTATAGTAGAAGTTACCAATTCTTTTTCACTTCTATTGTTATCTAAAATTAACATCTTATTAGGACTAAAAATTCTTTGAAACTGGCCAATGTTTTGTTGAACAGTATTCCAACTATTTTTTACAATGTATTCTGGTATTGATCTAGGTCTACCTTTATTTCTTTCTATAGCCACATCTAAACTTGTGTTTACAAATATCATATAACTATCGTAGCCAATATTTGAAAGCATAGCGTGTTGTCTTTGTATTACATTTTTATCTCTACCTGTGGCGTCTATAACTAAACCTAATCTACCCTCAACATAAGTATCTAATATTGTACCTGTTGTTAATTTAGCTCTTTGTCTAATTATATTTCTAAAGTATTCTTCTTCATCTGGCATTTTTAAAGATAGGTTTGCCTTTTTTAAACCTCTTTCAAATACACTATCAGAGTTTACTACTTTTAAACCTGTGCCAGAAAAAGCAGATTTAGTTACAAAAGTTTTGCCTGAACCAGGACCACCTGCTAAAAAGAAGGCTTTAAATATACCAGGATCGTAAACACCCTCATTGATATATTGTCTAATCTCGTCTAAAGTTTTCTTCATTATCCTTTTACCCAATCTTTCTCAGCCGTAAAGTTTGCTCTACTAAACTCTAATCTATCTACTAATTTTACAGCACCAGCAGCTCTATCAACTGCTACAAAACCCTCAGGCGCTGTTACTTTATATCCGTTTGGTGTTCTTAAAAAATGACCAATACTTTGTATCTCACTTAATTTATTTACTAAAAAGTTTTTGGCGTTTTGTAAAGTAACGTGAGAGGCAATAGCAAAGTAAAGTGATTGTTTGTTTCTGTCTATAAATTTTAAATTTGTCTCTAGTAAATCTTTATATTTTTTCTTACCACTCTCTGTTTTTCTAGCGTCTATTTCAGACTTTAAAAAACTCTCGTAATAATCTCTAAACATATCTACCAAAGTTTTTACTTTAGCCATATGACCTTGTGTGTTTCTTATGTAATGATTGAAGAAAGTTTTTAATCTGAAGCCTACGGAAAAACTATCTGATACATTCATTGTATCTAACATAGGTCCTGCTTTTAGTAAAGAACCCTCAGCCATTCTAATTCTAGCGTCAAAGCTTGATAATTCTGATTTTGTTAATTTAGCAGAGCCGCTTACATCTCTGTAAGCAGCGTCAGCTAAAAACACGGAAGATATTCCTGAACGGCCTGATACCGTCCCGAAACCTGCTTTTAAACTTTTCATTGTCTTGCCTGAATATGAAGTATGAAATACGATACCCATTCTCGCTCTTCTTATTCTTTTACCTATATTTGAATTTGTAGGCACGGCATATGTTATGGTATTAGGTGTAAAAGTTATCATATTTTCACCATCAATACTTTCTGATTTTAAGTCTGATTTTGAAAATAAAAAATCACCTTGTAAAATACCTGATATGTTTAATTTTGCTAACTCTCTTAAAGCAATTGAAAGTTTGTTTGCTAATTCACCACTATGATTTTTTCTTATATCACCTGTCGTGTAGTTAATTTTAGGATTAACATTAAATACAGATTTTGTACCGACAAAGAATTTGCCGTTTTCTGGATTGATACCACAGATTATAGCTGGTGCTCCGTCCCATTTGACGGTCATATTGACTTTCTTGCCTGAAGAACCGGCAAGCATATTTCGTACTGACTTTAAGAAGTTTACAGCATTACGACCACCCTTTGTACCACGATTAATTATATCGTCTTCCAGGTGTTCTAAATGAGTATTCTTCTCCTTTGTAAAAAATCCCTTAAAACTAAACATTTTTCTCTCATTTTCCCCATAACTATAATCACTTGTTCCATATAAATCAATTGTTTATTATATTTATATGATTAAATTCTTGTCCATAAAAATTTTGGTATACCACCATTTGGTTGCCAGACCTTATTTTTGTTTTGAAATTTGACTAACTTATGAGCGTCTTCTTCAAAAAAATACTCGGCCACAACATTGTTATTTGGTTTTTCTATTACTTGCCAATAGATGTTTTTCTTTCTTTTTACCATCTTTTTAGTATATGATAAATTAGGTTGTAAGTTATTTGGCCTTTTATCACCTCTATGAAATCTAACTTTTTGTTTTTTTGGCATTAACTTATTTTCATATCCCAACTAATTATTCTTTTTATTTTTTTTGATTTAGACGGCTCTGTAAAATGTCTAACAAATTTAGGAACAACAACTATTGTACCCTCAACAACTGGTAATGGATAATATATTGTTCTATCTGATTGCCAATCATTCCAAGGTTGAATATATTGAGTAACAGGACCATCTTCAGGCATATTTAAATATAAAATACCTGTCAAACCCGTAGCACCGTGATTATGCGGTGTATGATAATCACCTTTTTTATAAGACACAGACCATATATCTTCTATCTGAATATCTTTTTTTATTTTTTGTGATAACATATTTAATTCATCACCACAAATTTTAGAAAAAGCCTCAGCAAAACCACTTCTATCTTTTTGCCTATTTGTAGCAAAAGTTTGTATGCCGTGTTTTCTTTCTGGAAATGACTTTACTAATTGTTCTAATTGTTTTTTCTTTTTAGAAAAATTTAAACAAGGTAAAGTCCACATTGGTATTGTAAATAAACTACCTGGTATCATTGTATCTCCTTTTTATCTCTTTTGTATTCTAAACCTAATTTACTATATACTTCTTCTATTGTATCTTGTACGTGCCAAAAGTTATCTTTTGCCCATAGAGCCACCTTTTTATCAGCTGTCAAGTCTTCATAAACAGATATTATGTGATCTGTATTAATTAGTATTGGTGAGCCTTCATAAGGT